TTTAGCGTAACGAGTCAAGAGACCTTTACGTGGAGTAAATGTATCTGGATCGTACACAAGAGGTGTCATGATTAATGGAACATACGGAGCAAATACCGCACCAGTTTCGAGGAATTGTGATCCACGGTAACCCATTAACATTACGTTTTCTGTCATGTAAGGGTTTTTGTAAACTGTATAACGGTTATTCATTTGACCAGCTTTCTGGATACCAAATGCGTAGCTAGCTTTAGTTACATCACCATCAGAAGATGAAGCAAATCCTGGGATTGACTCAAGGATAGTTGCTACAGTTGGAGAACATACGATGAAGTTTGCACCACCACGTAATGTCTTTTGGTGAATTTTATTACTAACTTTCTGCATTTTAGTACCTAAAGTTTGGAACCACTGACCTTGTGTGTTGTAGTAACCAGCGTCAGTTGCCCAAGCGGTTTTAGCATTGTTAAGGTAGTTGTTGTTTTTAGCTGACCAGTACTCATCCCATGCAGATGCGTCTTGAATCAACATATCCAATACTTCAAGATCCATTTCCAATGCGATGTATTCACTCATGATTGAAGTCAATTCTGCTTCAGCATCTAAAGATTGGTATGCGTTCAAATCTTGAGCAAATTCTGGTGTCCATTGTGCTTTCAACTTACGAGTTTTAGCAACAATAGCCTCAGATTTCATTTGGATATTGATTTGCGGAATAGCTAAGTTATCTGTAGATGTAGACTCAGCATTTGGATAACCAGCACCAGCATTATCTTCGAAATCACCACGACGGTTGTCTTGTGGAGCTACGTTGTAGAATAATGTGTTAGAAGATACAACTGAACCTGTACCTGGGATGTTGTTATTACTTACAGTCCAAGAACCAGAGAAGATAAAGGTAACTTGGCTTGTACCATTAGTAGCTGTGTACTGAGGGTATAAACGGTTAACTGTATCAGTAGCTGGGATTGAAACTGAACCTGAACCAGGAACGAATGCACGAACACCTTTGAAATCTGGGTAAAGAACGTTAGTACCTGTACCAACAAAATAAGTTACTTTAGTGATATCACCGGCAGCAACAGAAGCAGATAATGTAGTATCGTAATCTACATCAGACCAAAGAGCGATTGAACGAGATACTGAAACAGAAGCTGAGAATTGGTTGATTGAGTAAGCGAAACGACCTGCACCGTAAAGACCACCGTTAGCATCAGCATTTACACCTGGGTTTGTGTTACCGTACATAGATGAACCTGAAGCGTAAGTATCACCACTAGGACCAAATGGTAAAGTTGGAGCAGCTTTAGAAGAAGCACCACCATATTGGAAATCTAAGAAGAATACAAGTCCAGAAGGCAAATTCATTGGTTGTACAGAAACGAATTCTTTAGATGATAAAGAACCGAATACTTTACGTACCAATGGAAGAGCTACTCCTGCCCATTGCTCACCTTGACCTACGTTGAAAGAACCACCACCTACGTTTGTAGAAGATTGCTCAACAACTAATTGTTTTGCTTGGTTTTCAAGGATCAAAGCCATGTTGTTTTTCTCAACTTCGCTTCCTAATCCTTCCAAGAGACCCGTTTTACCCCATTTTGAGGCCATACGAGCTGCGTCGCTTTGCATGTTTTTCCAACTGCCAGCTGCGCTTTCTAAAAGAGAATTAATGTTTGACATTTTCTGTTTTTGTTTTTTGTTAAATTAATTAAATTAGTCCTGCCAATTTTTGCATACGTAAGAATGCATCGTTTGACTCTACGATTGGTTTTTTAGCGTTTGGTGTTACCATTGCTTTTGAAGCACTACCTAGGTTTTCTTTGATTGTGTTTTTGTTAACTTTAATACCCTCGTTTAAGGTTTCAAACACCATCTTAACTTCACCTACAGTTGTTGCTTTGTCAAAAGAACTTAACACTTTCACTTTTTGGTTTTCGTTCAAGTTTTTAGCTTTGAAGATTTTATTTGTGTAAAGCAATTTAGCATTTAACAAATTAATTTCGTTCAATTCAGACTTAAGAACATTAATTGTTTTAAGAGCTTCATTTAATTCAGCTTTTAAAGCTTCACTTGTCACATCAGCACCACCACGTCCTTCTGGTCCGTATGATGGTTTAAATGTAGATGGGATTTTAAAGAAATCTTCAAGAGCACCTAAATCAGCACGATAAGATTGAACATTACCACCAAATGATTTTTTAAATGGACCTTCACCACGCAATTCAGCATTAGCTATTTTTACTTTTTCTTCATCAGATGTTGCACTCATGAGTTTAGCTGCTACATCAGGATACATCTTTTTTAGACGTTTTACTGCTCCTGGTGTGAATAATCCTTCATCTACTGGTTCTTCCATCTCTTCGATTTCTTTTAAAAGTTCTGCTAAGTCGATTTCTTCTTCTTCGCCTTCTTCAGCTTCCTCTTCACCTTCACCTTCGTGTCCAGCTTCGAGTTCGCCTGCTTCGATCATGTCTTTGATAACATCTTCAATCATTGATTTAAGATCCTCATCGGTCATGTCTTCGAGGTCAAGTGGTTCACCTTCGTCTTCACCTTCTTCTGATTCTTCGTCAGACATTTCAACGTCTTCTTCTTCCTCTTCTTCGGCTTCGTTTAGGCCTTCCATCCCTTCCTCTTCTTCTAGCTCTGCTAAAAGCTCTTCCAAATCAATTTCATTCATGTCGTCTGCGTCATTGTCTTCAGTTTCATCAACTTTTCCGAAATTTCCTCTTGGACCGTCAAATCCTGGTTCTCCATCTGGGTCGAATCCAGTTCCTAAACGTTCTTCAAGTTCTTCTTCTTCCATTTCTTGGAGTTTTGCAGCGAACATTGTTTTCAATTGAGGTGTGAAGGCTTCTTCTAGAGCTGCTTTTGCGTTTGCGATAGCGGTTTCTTTAACAGCTTTAGCATCAGCAATTGCTTCTTTGAGCAAGTCTCTGTTTGTTGCCATTTTTCCTAAATTATTTTTGTTGGGAAAATACGTTTATTAAGAAACGTAATAGATTTTTTTATATCGATGCCACATAAGATGTGAGGGGGGTGGCATATTCAAGTTATATATATGTGGCAAATACGTCAAAGTCGCAAGAAAAAAAAAGGCTCTCAAAAGAGAGCCAATTTTTCACCGGTTTGCATATTTTAAAATATCGGACATGTACCTTTAGCACATAAAATTTCGGTAAGTATTGAATTTGTTTTAGCGTATGGATCCAAGAATGTAGTGCGTGATTCGTTTAACGCACCGTTTTTCATCCATGAATCTGGATTGGATGGGTTAGAAACTAAATCCCAAGTAAGTAGTTCAAAGTCGTCTTGTACTTCCATTACCTCACCCATTTGTTTTAGGGAACCCATTCCGCGAGAAGAAATACCTATTAATAAGCCATTTTTAACTAAAGCACCAGCAATGCGTCCTGATGTAGTTCCTAAATCACCAGCATCAGCAAATATTTCTACTTTACCCCATACTTCATCTCCTCTCCACCATACTTCACGTATGGCATGAGATGCGTTTTTAAGGTTGATTACTTGCGAGTCAGGGTGGTCCAACTCACCTACCGTTTCGGTAGATTTCTGTTGAATTTTGCGTGTAAAATTGTCAATTTCACGCTCCCACAATTCACGTTTGTAATAGCGACCATTTCCATTTTTTACCTCTACAGTAGCTAATATCCCTTCAACAAAAACGTTACCGCCTTTGCTCATCCCCTCAACCAATTTCATTGGTTTTGGATCAAAATGTCTGGTTTCTATTAAAAGTTGCTTGCTCATATTAATAATCCATTCCGTCCATTTTACCTTCTAGATCATTACGTAAATCGTTTTTCATGTCTAGGGAAATGTTGTTATAGTTGTCAAGAATTGAATCAATGCTTTCTCCAGCGTCGTAACGATTTTCAGCATCTTCTTTATATTGTAGATATTCTTCTGATGCTTCTAGTGGAGTTTCAAGTGGAAGTTCTTCATCGTCTTCTACTTCGTCAATTACTTCTTTAGAAGCTGCTTTTTTGCCTTTGAATTTTGACATCATTTTTTCAACTTTTTTGCGAGCTACCTCTAGTTTTTTAATGTCTTTTTCAAGTTCTTTAACTTTTTTCTTGTCAGTTAAGGCTTTCATATCCTCATCCTCGTCAAGTTTTGAAAGTTTAGAACGTCTGTGGTCAATTAAAGCATCAATTTTGTCCAATTTAGCTTGTAGAACTTCGTGTTCTGCTTCTTTGTTGATATCTGCTAAATCTTTTTCAACGCTTTCTTTTAAAGATTCAGGTGATTTTACATAATTTGGGTTTGGAACTTTTAATACAAGACTACCATTTTTGTTTAAAGTAGCATTACTAAGTACTTTGTACAATTCAGCAACACCTTCTCTTGTTGGTAGTTGTTTTTCTCCTGAGATATTGTTTGCGTCAGTTAAAAAGTTTTTAAAATCTGATGGGATATCTAATGGAAGTTTATCTAAATTGTCTGTAGTTTTTCCTATATTTTTTGCAGATGTTGGAACAAATCTAGCACGGATAGCAAGTGTGATATTATCTGGGTTAGATGGGCTTCTAAGAATTCTTAAATGTTGGTTTTTAGTAAGTGAATCTACTATAGAAGGGTCAACATACGACATTTTAAAAGGTTGTGGTTCTCTTTCGTTTCTTTCTTTATCGCTTTTTACAGGGTTGATGTTTACTAGCTGATATGCTTCTTCTAATTCAGAGTCAATCATTTCTTGAACAACTTTACGTAATGTAATTTCTTCAAGCGATTCACCTGATTCTTTTCTACGTTTAAGTTCAGCTTCGCGTTTTTGTTTTAATTTAGCTTTAATTTCTTCAGGTGTAAATTTGCTATCTTTTTTACCAGTTACAGCATCTTTAACATTTGATGTAAATTTATCTTCACCTTCTTTAAGTTTTTCTTTAAGTCGGTCTTTTAATCCTTCTATACCTTTAGTTTTAGCAATAGCATCAATTACCATGGGGCTAACCCCCAGTTGCATTAATTTTGATTTAAGATCTCCTTCAGTTTCTTTAGATTCTTTTAAATCACCATATCCGCTTGACTTGTATTTGCCTTTAGCTTCTTTAGGCTCACCTAAACCAGGAGCATCCATTGTATATCCTAAACCTTTAACACCAAATTGACCATCTTTTGTATAGTGAATTGGATCTTTTGTTAAGTTTTTAAATACGATATCTTTAAGTTCTTGCATCGTCTTATCAGCATTCTTAGGATCTTTCATTTCAGCATAGTAACCCATCATAATTTGATCAAAGATCATATTGTCAGGATTTTTCTCGTCTGAATAATCAAAGTTGTGGGCAAGATCTTCTTCTACAGGTTTAGATACTTTTTTCTCTTCTGCTTTAACTTTCTCGTCTTCGTTTTTCTTTTTAGCTTCTGCTAAAAATGCTTCAAATGCAGTTTCGTAAGATTCTTTCTTAGGACGATCCATGATAGCAGGCATCACAGAAATTACATTTTCTGAAATGATGTTTTTGGTTTTAAGGGATGCTACTGCTTCATCAAATGTAGCGGCATTGCGTACAATGTGAGGGAATTCGCGTTTTGCCTCTGTAAGGAAAACACCTTTATGTCCTTTACCTTCTTTGATTAACAAATACTGATCTTGTAATGTCTTTTTCATTATTTTTCTGATAAGAGTTGTTTGATTTCTTTTAAATAGCTTAAAACTATTTCGATTGGTTTATTGATATCGTATGAACCAGCGTTTCCACCGTATAATTCAATTGTTTCATTTTTTGCATTGGAAACAAGTGGTTGAATTTCGTTCATTAATTTTTCAATTTCGTCTAACGAAGCGATACGTTTCTTTTGAACGTCATTCATTTCGTTTAATGTTTCGTCTTCCCAAAGTTGCTTAACTTCCAAACCAGATCCTTTAATTTTTTTAGGTACTAATTTGTATTTGAATTGTTTTACGTAAGCATTATCTTTTACACCTTCGGAACCAGCACTTGGACCCATTCCTAAAGTTGCTCCAGGACCTTCTTTAAGATTTTTTGTTTTCTTAAATGCCTTTGGAGTGGCATAATTCATTCCCTCACCAGGAGAAAACGAAGCACCACCCATTCCGGTAGCGCTCATTTCTGCTAATTTCTTGCGAATTATTTCTTTAATTTTTTCCATTTACAGTTTCTAACTCGTTGATTAAATCATAATACTGTAACAAGTCAACTAAATCGTTATCGGTAATTTTAGCTGTTTTAGCTGGTACCTGGATGATGTTAATGATTTCGTTGATTTTGATTTTGGTTACTTCGTTTTTAGTTTTAGCGTTTAATGTAGCTAATTCTTCTTTGATTTCAACTATCTTAGCAGTGTAAAATTCTTTTAAACGTGGTTTATTGTCAACCGAAGTAATAAATTCTTTAAGGATTTCTTTTTGACGTGGGTGTAAATCGTTGTATTTTGTATTAAAATTTTCCAATACCATTTTATACGCTAAAAAACGAACGTCTTTATCGGAATTTTCAAATTCACCCATTACCTCATCACGTACTTTACTTTCAGCAATTTTAGCAGCAGTTAAATGCTCTAAAATAGTTACTTTGTTAATGATAGTTTGATCAGGATCAATAGTGTTTTGAGCGTTTGCGATTTCCGTTAGTGTATAGAATGCAGCAAACATCTTATAATTTGGTAACTTGTGGTTAAAAAATTCATTCAGGTCGTAATGTTTCTGAATTTCATTGATCAAGTTGTATTTTTGGCGCTTGATAGCGCCTCTATTTAATGTTTTAGAAGATTCAATTAATGTATCTACTACAACGTTTGCTTTACCTTCAGTTAATGATGTTCTTTTAAGTAACGTTTCATATAACTTATACTCACGACCTAATTCCGACTTAACGAAATATTTTTTAAGTATATCTTTAGCCGGGGAATCCTTACCGTCCAGTGTATCTGTGGTGATCTGTCGAACTAAAAGTTCAAAGAGGATACCCGTGTTTTTATACTTTGAATGTTTAACTTGCATTCTTGTAAATATTTGTTTATTTATAAATATATAGAATTTTCTTACTCTCGTATCTGTGATTCATCTAATAGTGAATTCCCCCTAATGTCTGATTCAAAAATCATCTGTTTGTGTTGGTTTTTGATATCATTGAACATTCTTTGATTTGGATTTGGTCTTCCTTTAGTTTCAAGTGCTAATGGACTGCCACCTTTATATTGAGGTCTAATTGAATCTGATTCGTCTCCGTCTTTTTTAATACCATCTGAGCCAATTCTATCTTTTCCGAATGCATTATCTTGTGTGTTTTTATCTGTAACTTTTTCTTCTGGTCGACCCAATTCAGCGTCTTCATCATATCCTAAAGGTACATTAGTTGCTTCATATCTGCCTCTACCATATAAAGAAGCTAAATCATGTGGTGTACCGTAAGATTTTCCAGTTTCAAGAGGGTCGTTACCTTCGTTTTCAATCTGTGCAATACGGAATCTACGTTTAGCATCTTGTAAAAGCAAGTCTCTGTATTCATCATATTGATCTTCACTCAAATGGAATAAATTTTCATATATCCAGTCAGTAGGTAGGAGTTTATTTTCCATCATCTGAGCAGCTAGATCAACTTTTTCTTTCATTAATGCTACTCTTTCTTGATCGTAAATGATTGAAGGAGTAGTTAATGACAATTCAAAGTTTGTCATACTTTCATCACGGTATCCTTGAGAATATAAGTGAACCAAAGCAATTTTAGTCAATTCAGATACAACAATACGTTGAATACGCTCAATTGTACGTGCAAATCGAATATCTTCAGCGGCTAATGTAGCTTTACCTGTCAAATCTTTTTCATAACCCATAAACGCTTTAGGTACTTTAAGGGCAGCAAATAATTTATCACGTAAATAGGTAACGTCTTCAATACCTTGCCATTGTAAACCTGGGAGGTTATCAATTTTGGTGGCTTGATCGTTTCCACGTACTGGGATGTAGAAGTCTTCAAGTAGGTTTTGCATGTTGTACTTCAAGTTATAATCACCAGTGTTTTGGTCAATATATGGAGTACGTTTCATCTTGGAAATTGTTTTCTGCATAAAGTTTTCTACTTCAGCAGGTGCAATATTTCCAACGTTAACATAAAAAATACGTTTTTCAGGTGCTCGAACGATACGGTGAATTAACATCGCATCTTCCATCATGATATATTGCTTAAACAATTTACGAGCAGGCTCTAAATACGATCTACCATAAGGTAAAAAGTTAGTATCCGTTAATAAACGGAAATGCGCCATTTCGTAGTTGTCAAAGTAAATTGAATTTGCTTGACCACCAGCGTTTGGAACATTGTAGTAACCATAGTCTGAAGGAGATGAAATACCGTCTGGATCAAAACGGAAACGAACTGAATTTGGATGGTCTTTATCATATCCATCTTGTCTTTCGATATGGAATGCGTTGTAAGGGATTACATTATACACACCGAATTTTTCAGCAATTTCTAGTTTTAAGAAAAAATCACCATATTTCAACATGTTACGAATCCAAGGCCATAAGTTAAATTCTATATTTAATACATCGTAGAATAAATTGTATAGAATTTTTTGTACATCTTCATCGGATGAGCGAATCTGTAATACCTCACCCATATCATTACGTAATGTACTTTCATCCGCTAAGATATCTAGGGCAGAAGCAATGATAGCATCTGTATCCATTGAATCATATTCGGAATAAAGTGTGGGGCGTAAAGTTTGGTAATTAAAGCTGCTTTGATATCCATAAATTGATGTGTGTGAGTTGGTATAGATACGATTGAATCTATCTACCAATGCATTGGTTTCGTACTCACCCGAAATTTGGATTTTGTTTACATCAAATACTTTTAACTGGTTATCTCCTTCATTGCGGATGATAACATCGGTTGAAAATAGTCGTCTTAATCGTGAAAATAATCCTGTATCTGCCATGTTCTATTTTATATAAGCCAAGAAATGTCTTCTTTGCCGTTTGAGTAAGGGTTGTCTATTTGAAATGGATTATTGTTATACTTGTCAGCATAACTAGGTCCATTGGAATAACCTCCAGCATATGATGTCTTGGAATTACCAATACCATTCAACATACTTTTAGTCATTTCCATATTATTTGTTCTAAGTTTAAATGCGGTTTCACGTAAGTAACAACCAATACAAAATGCCATTACTAAATCGTCATTGTATCCTGATTGGGCTTCTGCTCTACCGTTTCTCCATATAAATACTTTCATTTCCTCCATTAGGCGAGCAGAGTGAAAAACAACTCCTTTATCCATAACAGCTTCTTGGAATTTACCAATTGCTATAGGACGAGTTGTATTCGACATTGTAAAGCCTGGGGTCATTTTACTATGATCCATATAGGGATCAAAGAAAGAATCTACATTATTTGTACCACCTTTTGGTGAGTAATAGAAATTTTGATAACCTCTATCTAAAATGGTTTGTACGGTTGACCAACCTACGCTTTGATTTTCGACTGCTAACAATGCATTATTATATTCCGTTGCAATGCTTGCTAACAAATGTCCATAATCTTTTGTATTAATTTGGCCCTTATATTCACCTACCTGAGTGAATGTTTCAACATCAAAAATGTGAAACGCCGAATAATCCTTGCCATCGCCACGAGCTACATCAGCTACGATCAGATAACTCCTCGAATAATCCGCTGGTTGCCAAATCCATAGGTTTTGATCAATACCACGTTTTTCTAGAGGTTCTTTCACGTGAAATTGTTCGTAAAAAGTAATATCTTCTGGTGTAAATACTGTATCACCAGATGTTGTAAAGTCACAGTCACATTCCTGTGCTGCCATTCGCACACCTAAATCTTTATCTTGTTGGTCTCTCCATGTTTGATCTCGTTCAGGGTGTACTTCCCAAGGTAATCTAATAGGTAAGAAACTATTGTCTCCCATTTCTGCGGAAACCCATGTTTGGTGGAACCAGTTACCTGTACCATAAGGTGTAGATAATGCTATACAGCCCCCACCAGTAGCTAAGGTTTGTTGAGCTGAGGCCCATATCTCACCGATATTGTGGATGAAGGCTGCCTCATCTATAATCAACAAAGAAACGGCTTCTGATCGACCTGCATCCGCTGAGGCGCCAACTGCTTTAATTTGAGATCCGTTTGGTAGTCGAAGTGTTAATTTATTTGCCTCGTCAGGTTTGTTTGCGAATTTAAGCCAGGAAGGTAAGCTTTCATACATGAATTTTACCTTGGTAACCATGTTTTTAGCGGTTTCCTGTTTTGTTGCAATACAAAGGATGTTTTTATCTTCATGGAAGATCATCATCCACAGTGAATAACCTGCTGCTAACGTTGAGATACCTAGCTGACGAGATTTAAGTACTATTGAGTAGGGATTCTCTTGAAATAGAGTAAGTACTTTTTCTTGAAATGGATAAAGGTTAAAAGGTACTCGTCCGCGCTTTGGATGCTGGATCTGGCAGTATTTTTTCATAAAATATGCCGGTGATTGGGCACACTTTATATACTCCTCGCGGACGGCTTGTTTTAAACTTTTTTCTTCCATTATTTAACTGCCACCAATGTAAGAAGAGCAAGTAGGGAAGCCACGAACCCTCCACCTAACCATTTAATTCCTTTCTTTAGATTAGTGTTTCTATTGGTAAGATCAGTTACGTCTTGTTCAAGACCTTTGATTATTGTATCCTGCACAGTAACGATTCTTTCGTAATCTGCTACTTGCTTAAGATAATTTTTTTCTTTAGCTATATAAATGTTGATTGTGCTATCCTTGGCGTCAATTTTTTCATTCAACTGCCACACCATTTTGTTTACAACTTTTAACTCAGCAATAGCCGAATCACCTCGTGTAAGGTCAATTGCAATAGCTCGTGCTTTATCGTGTGAAAAACAAATTTTATCTGTAACGGTCTGTGAAAAACTCTTCGAGCTCAGAATTAGAAGCACTAGTAAGATCTTTAATTTTGTTGCCATAATATGTGCGTGTTGTTTGTAGCTCTTGTTCTGTTAATTTAATTTCTGTATTCAATGAATCAACAATTTGATCTTGTTGTTCGAGTTGTTTATTTAAAGCTTGTTGACCTACTTTGAGTAATGCAATGTTGGATTTCAACGCTTCAATTTCCTTTTTCTGTTTATCGTATTTGTTTGTTGTATTAGGTGTTGGCTTACATTTAACTAAAAATACTAGTAACAATAAAAGTATCCCACCTATGATAAGATGGGATAACTTTAGTTGGAATGTTTTATTTTGGATCATGCTTCAACTTCTCTACCAGCAGCACGTTTTAAATCATCCATCATGGATTTAGCAAATTTAAATTTGTCTTTTGCTAGTTTTAAAATACCATCAATTTTAGCTTTATCGTCTTTGTTTTTCTTAACTGAAGCTAGGAATTGGTTGAATTTAATTTTCTTTTCTTCTGGAGTAGATGCTAATTCTTTTGCTGTTGAATCGCTAGATGCTGCTTTTGCTGCTGCTGCAGATTCTTCATCATCTGAGTAAGATACATTATCAAATCCATCATCTCCAGGTGTGCGGGTAGCTACTTTTTCTGCTTTAGGTGCACCTGCTGGTCTTCCTTTTTTACCTGTAGAAGCTGGTTTTTCTGGTTTGT